GAATAACGCTCACGAGACTTGTAACGGACGTTACCTGTATCGAAGTCACCGTCCATCGAGTTACTCAAAGGTGTACGAACAAAGTGCTTCATACCATTTGGTACATCGGTGCAGATGAAGTAAGCATTGGTATCAGTCAGATAGTTATTTACTGTATAACCCTCTGGGATTGAACCATTGTTTACGATAGCGTTGATATCGTTGTCTGCTGTTGCAGTACGGAGCTGTGTCTCTAATAGACGGGTAGCAACGAACTGTAATGCAGGTGGAACGATTAACTTACGAGGCTTAGCAGCAATTAACAAACCACGCTCATCAGTCCAAGCAGCAATTTGAATGACAGCGGCTTCTAAAGAAGTCTCATTCAAGTCAGCAGGGGTAGATTGAGTATTGCTGTTTGTGCCACCAGAGATCAATGGGTGAGCCGTGCTGAACAAAGCCACGCCATCACCACCAGCATATACACCAGCAGAGAAACCGTTGTTTAAGACGGAGGCTGCTTTAGTTTGCTTAGTGTAAGCCATTGCACGAGCTAATGCTTTGGTATAGCGTGATGATAAAGAATCGTAGAGGTTATCTTCGATTGCTTCTTCAGTCAAGCTAAAGCCAAGGGCGATAGTTTCGTGGTTATAACGAGCTGTGAAAGCTTCCTGTGCATTGTCATAGGCGATGGCAGAACCTTCGTTTTTGACCGGTGCAGCAGAGAAACCAGACAGTTTTGTTTCTTCTTCGAACGAACGCTCAGAAGTCTCTGTATCGTAGATTTCTTTGTGTTGTTCGCCATACGTTGCATATTCCAAACCAAACAAAGCGTTTAGTCCGGGAAGCAACTCTTTAAGTAGCTGCGCTCTTGAAATAGCCATTTAGTTGCTCCCTTATACGCCAGTTGAGTTGTTATACTGATGCATAGTTGCATTTATCTTAACGATAAACTCAACAAATGTGTCAGTGCCAGTTGCTGTATCTCTTACCACATCAATAATGCGGATAGGTAGAGTATTAGTAGTAGCTTGCGTTCCTTCATCAATCGCTACAGCGGAATTACCAGTAGTGGTAGAACCAGCGTTTTGAATTAGAGCAATGTTATTGCCAATAGCAGAAATACCCATTCCAGCCACGGTTGTGGTTGCAGAACAAGAAACGACTTTGAACAGTGTGTCAGGGTCATCTGCAACGACTGCAAAAATCTGCGTTCCAGATTTGATTGACTGACTTGCTGGGTAGAACTGTTGTTGCTGTACTTGCCCAGTAGATGAGTTAGTGAAACTAACACCTAAAAATACACCGCAAGGTGTAGCTGTAGTTGTGCCAGTATCTTTCTCAATCGTTCCATCGGAAATACGTTTTACTAAATCGCCATAGAAAATGTTCGTAGCATAGCCACTTGCAATTTGCATCAGACGAGTTGCTCCCGCAAAGACCTGACCACCAATCAAATTGATTGGTTTTAGTCCGTACGGAGCGTCTACGGTTGGATAAGCCATATTAAACTCCTAAGTTAAATTAAGTACCTTTACCAAATGTGGTCGTAGACTTACTCTCTTTAAAGAGTGGAGCCCGTGGGTCACTTTGGCGCATAAAACTATTATCTACAGCTTCCATTTGATTTTCTGCTTGATTACGAAAGAAATCATTTCGTTGGTCAACCAGCTCTTCTGGAGTTTTGCAGAGTAACAGCCCACTAATTTCAATATTATTTTTATATCGACTATTGGGGTCGATCAACATTTGCATCTTTGGCTGTTCTTCAATGCCTACAGGCTCCCAACCTTCTCTCAGTTTTGATGAAAGATTTCTTGGGTCGGCTAGATTCAGCGTTGCTACTCGTATCCATCTATATTTGTAACCCGGCTGTTTGTCTGGTTCTGGTAAAAGCTCAGCTTGTTTCCATACCTTGGGACGTTCAGCATTTTCACGGTTTTCTACTTCTCTATCTAATCTGTTTGTTGCCATTTTAAGACTCCAATTTCTGTTGTTCACGATAATATTGCTCTGGACTTATACCTAACTTCTTAATGGTACTCATCTGCGACTTAGTTAGCACAATTCTTTTAGAAGATGTACTCCGTCTAGCGGGAGCCACTACCGTGCTATTTTTTGTGCGTTGAGGTCTATCGTCCTCATCGTTTTGTGTGTCAGCAAATTCTTCTGGAAATCGCCGTTTAACTTCTGTATCAATCTTGCTAAAGTATTCATCGGTTCCGATGAATCCTCTACCATATGTTTCTTCAAGCTCTTCGTGTACCCCTTCAGCATATTTGCGCATCGCTTTTTTAGAAGGAGACACAAACCACTGATTGTTAGATACCCACGCAGCAACTTTAGGGTCCATTTGTGCAGG